TACATCATTAGCACCATTTTTATCCCAAATGGGAAAACAAATTATATCTAAAGAAAAACTGGTAAAAGAGTTTGATGAAATGGCTCCTACTTTTGATGTCATCGCTTTAGGCGATGCCACAGGTGCTAAAGTACTTAATAAAGTGGAAAAAAGTTTAAATAAAATTGATACCCAAGCTATTCGTAACCCACAAGTAAAAGGATTTTTTGATTACATGAAAGCTGTTATTAATCCTTTACAACAATTAGGTGGGGATGCAGATGAAAAAGCAATCCTTAGCAATAAAATAAATGAAATGGTGGAAAGAAATTTTGGTGTTAAGAATGCTTTAGAAGAAGGTGTTCCACAAAGATTTCCATTTGAAGTAAAAGAAGTATTATCCCAAGTATCCACGGCCCTTGGAAAAAGAACTTCAGGATTTAGTAAATACGACAGTAGAGCTATACACGAAGGTACACAAACATTAAGTGGTGGTGATAATTACCGTGAATTTTTATTTACCCATAGACCAGGTAAACTACGAAGAGGAGAACCAACTTACACTTACGACCATGAATTTGGCCTAGGTAGTGGGCAAAGATCTGGCGGTGTAGTTCATACACGTGTATCTGATAGAACAGATCAATTTGGTAGAAGATTAATGCATATAGAAGAAATACAATCTGATATGCACCAGAAAATCAATATGGCGCAACGTGCCCTTAAAAAAATGCACACTAATTGGGAAAAACAAGGTTTAACTATTCAACAAGGAATAAACAGACTTGATGGTTATGCAAAAAAAGATTACCTTAACATGGTAAAAGATAGTAAATATTCACCACGTCAGGATGTAAGACTTAAAAAAGCGTTAAATGCTAATGAACAGCAAATGCGTTTAATACAATCAAAAATAGAAGATTTATTAACAAAACCTCAAAATAAAGCTACACAAATTAGATTAGTAAGACTTAATAAAGAAAGAGCTAAGATTAGAAAAATTTTAGAAGATGAAAAGAACAAAATAGCTGAATCAACTGATACTACTAATATACCAGAAGGTCCGTTAAGAAAAAGTGAAGATTATAATGAATTTGTTATGAAATACTTGTTGCGTGTAGCCCAAGAAGGTGGTTATGATGGATTATCTATTTCTACTCCAGCTATTAAAAACCTTAATTTAAGCCCAGGCAGTAGGGACTTTATTGGTAACTTAACGGCATATGGACCAATAGCAAACGGTGCCATGAAAAAAGCTGCGAAAAAAATAGGTGCAAAGTTTATGAAAACTGCTATAGTAGATGAGAAAAAAAGGGGATGGGAGATTCCAATGATATTACTCAAAGAAAATAAAATTGCTCAAGAACTAATTAAAAAGGGTACACCAATTTATAAAAAAGGTGGATCAGTGAGAGGTAAGAAATAATGGCTGAAAATCCAAATAACAATGTAGAAAAAGCTTTAAGTTCTTTAACAGACGCTTTAGAGATAGAGCCAACTGGAGAAGAAATTCAATTAAAAGATGACGTTATGGAAAAAAACGTTGAAATTATGGATGATGGCAGTGCTGTTATTGGAGAAGAATCAGAAACTATAGATACATCAAATATTCCATTTAATGCCAATTTAGCAGATTACATAGATGAAACTGATCTTATGAGATTTTCTAGTGATCTAGTAAACGATTTCGAAGCGGATAAAGACTCAAGGAAAGACTGGGAAGATTCCTACGTTAAAGGCCTTGATATGTTAGGATTCAAATATGAAAACCGAACAGAGCCCTTCGAAGGAGCGTCCGGGGTCGTACACCCCTTACTCGCTGAGTCTGTAACGCAATTTCAAGCTCAAGCGTATAAGGAACTTCTCCCCCCAAGCGGCCCCGTACGAACTCAAGTTGTAGGACTCTCCACCCCTGAAGTACAAGATCAGGCTAAAAGAGTTCAACAATTTATGAATTACCAAATAACAGAAATCATGCAAGAGTATGATCCAGACATGGATCAACTATTATTTTATTTACCACTTGCAGGTTCTGCTTTTAAAAAAATTTATTATGACGCATTAATGAAACGTGCGTGTGCTAAATTTGTAACCGGCGAAGATTTAGTAATAAACTATCTTGCCACAGATTTAGAAAATGCAGCAAGAGTTACACATGTAATTAAAACAAGTGGTAATGATATTAGAAAACAACAACTACAAGGTTTTTACAGAGACATACCTATTACAACAGGTGAAGTAGAAACATCTGAGGTACAAGAAAAAATAAATCAGTTAGAAGGTGTTGAAAAAGAATATGGTCAAGATGAAGATGAACATACTCTTTTAGAAATGCACATCACAACAGACGTGCCAGGTTTTGAAGATACATCAGGGGTTAAATTACCTTTTATTGTAACAATAGATCAATATTCTGGAGAAATTTTATCCATTTATAGAAACTACAAAGAAGGAGATCCTGATTTTAAAAAGATTTCTTATTTTGTACACTATAAATTCCTCCCAGGCTTAGGCTTTTATGGCTTTGGTCTAATACACATGCTAGGTGGGTTATCGCGAACAGCAACAAGTGTTTTGCGGCAGTTAATTGATGCTGGTACACTCGCTAACCTACCTGCAGGATTTAAGGCACGTGGTATGCGAATACGTGATGACGACACACCATTACAACCAGGCGAATTTAGAGATGTAGATGTAACAGGTACTTCTATTAAAGAATCTTTATTGCCTTTACCTTATAAAGAACCAAGTGGAACTTTATTTCAATTATTAGGTTTTGCTGTTGACGCAGGTAAATCTTTTGCTGCTATTGCAGATATGAAAATGGGTGAGGGAAATGAACAAAATCCTGTAGGCACAACAATGGCTCTTCTTGAAAGAGGAACTAAAGTTATGTCAGCTATTCATAAAAGATTACACTACGCACAGAAAATTGAATTCAAACTATTGGCTAAAGTATTTCAATTATATTTACCTCCAGAATATCCATATCAAGTGGTTGGTGGAAATCAAATGATTAAGCAGCAAGATTTTGATGATCGTGTTGATGTTATACCAGTTTCTGATCCTAATATTTTTTCTATGGCACAACGTGTTACATTAGCACAGCAACAATTACAATTAGCTACAGCTAACCCTGGATTACATAATATGCGTGAAGCTTATAGAAGAATGTATGACGCAATGGGAGTAGATAATGTAGATACTATCCTTAAACCAGATCCTGAATTGCCACAACCAATGGGACCTTCTACTGAAAATGCGGGTGCTATGAATGGTAAAGCACCTAAAGCATTCCCTATGCAGGATCATCAAGCACATATACAGGCACACGCCGAGTTTATGTTTACACGTATGGTACAAATTAATCCTCAAATTTATTCTTTATTGCAAGCACATATTTGCGAACATATTTCGTTAATGGCTGGTGCAATAGTTCATGAAGAATTTAAGGAAAGAAATGATCAATTAAAACAAGCACAACAACAAGCACAAAATAATCCACAAATGGCACAGCAACTAGAACAGCAAACACAGCAGTTAATCAATGAGCAAGCTGCTAAACAAGCTCAGATAGAAGCTCAAATGACGAAAAAATTAGCTGCGGATGAAGAAGCAAGGATTAGTAAAGAAGCACAAGACCCTCTTGTTAAACTTAAACAGCAAGAACTTGATCTTAAAGCTATGGAAACACAAATGAAAGTTCAAAAGGATCTCATGGTAGAAGGAGAAAAGTTAGACATTGAAAGAGATAAAGTAGAATCTGATGCTACTATCAATATAATGAAAATGGCTACTGATGTTAACAAAGAAGACTCAGAAGAAGCTATGCTTATGTTTAAAGAAAACATGGTTAATTCTAGAGAAGCTTTAAAATCAAAAGCAGATGAAAAGATAGCGAGGGCAAATGGACGAGCAAAAGCTAAAGGAGATTAAAGATAAAGTAAATAAAATAGCTGTAGCTATGAAAAAAATAGAAGATGCAGCTAATAGTGAAATTAAACATCCTGACGATTATTTGCAGGTATGTGGGGCTTTAATGGCTGTTTGTCGTAATATGTACGTAAGCGGTCTTGGTGTAGAGGGAGCAGCAAATATGTTTGCAGCTGTCGCAGAAACCTTTATAGTACAAGAAGAAGTTTTAAATGAATTGTATTATTCGGCGCATAAACCAACAATACATTAAAAGGATAAAATATGGTTAAAAAAACAAAGAAAAATAGCACTACAAAAAAATCCTTTCTTAAAGGCTCAAAAACTGGTAAACCCCAACGTAAAAATATGGGCGGAAGTATGACACCTCAAGTAGGTGGTAAGAAATTTCCTGGTACATCAGTAGGATTTCAACAAGCTCAGAAAACTGCTAAAGCAACTGGTCAATCGTTGACTATGCGCAGAGGTGGTAAAGTGAAAAAATAGGAGGTAATATGAAGTTACTAACAGATTTATGGTCACACTTAAAAGAATGGTCAGACTGGTCAATGAAGGACTGGGTGAAGGCCGCTATTGTTGCGATTGTTGTCATTGTTATAATTGGAGCAATCTAATTAATGGAAGACGCTAGATCAAAATATTTAAGAAAAATGCATACTCCGACCCCGTTTAGTCAGGGGCCGGAGATGAAAAACTATAGCCGTATGATGGAGCTGCAATCGCAAGCCCCTAACTTTACAAAAAATGACCCACGTTTTTCCGAACTTAAAGATAGAAGAAGAACATACAATAGAAACGATAAATACAAAATAGGTGACAAATTTAATGTAGCACCTTTGGATGTACAAAAAGATTTTTCTAATAGAAGTAATGATTTTAGAAACGTTGCACCAAACGTTTACAGAAAAATGTATCCTCTTCAAGATATGGCCATGAGGTATGGCGAGTCTGGAGGACTATGGGGATTAATGGCAAAAGAAATGTTTGGCAAAGTTTCTGATTTTGGAAAAGACATGGCTAACAAAGTAGGTATAACAGGAGCTGCTGATACAGACGAAGCAGAGATGCAAGACTATGCAGCAAAAACTTTTGGTATGGACGGTGTACCAAACCCACAACAAGATTTTGGTCACGACTTGCCACCTTTACCAGAAATAAGCATTGAATTTAATGGTGACCCTGAACCTGTAAAACCCCGTAATTTAACAGGTGAAAATCCAATAGGTGAAGTATCTAGCATGCGATCATTCGGAGACAGAGGAACAGTTCCGTACGGTTATGAAATGAATGCACTAGATGCAATAGCAGAAGATGATTACAAACAAGGAAATAAAATAACAGCTTATCCTCCTCCAATAAAAGAAGAAGATGATATAAAAGGAATGGCTCCTCCTGAAGTTATAAACGAACCACTACCATTTGATGAAGGAAGAGAAGCTTACATAAGAAAACAGAATGAATACAACCCAATAAGGCGTTCTACTTTTGTGGCACCGTTTGATGATTATGATCCTGACCAATTCCGATTTGATAATTATGATGAGTATTATAAGTATTTAAGAAAGAAAAGAGGAATAGGAGAATTTATTGATGATTATTATAAAGGATTTACATACGATCCAAGAGTTGATGGTATACCTTTAGATTATATACCTAGTGCTCCTGATTTAGAAGATAGATAATGGGCAGAGATGCTTATATAGCAGGAAGAAGTGGGGCTAGAAGCTATGCTGGTTCTGGAGGATCTTCTAATGCATCTTTTCAAGCTGGCCAACAAGAACGTCAAAGAGATCAACAAAATAATCAAAAAAATAATCAATCACAACCTAAAGATAATAGAAGTGGTAACGAAAAAGCAGCAGATCAATTAGCAAGATTACAAAATCAAGGAAAAGCAGACACCACTCAAGCTCAAGAGTTAAAATATCGTTTAGCGGAATCAGATGCAAAAGCAAAACAATTTCATGCAGACGGTCGTCCGATGTCTTATTATGAAAAACTAGGTTTAGCTGACAGCGGTCAAATACCAGGCTACATGCAAGATTATTATTCGGGAATAAATCCAACATATAATAAATATGGGCTACCCTCAGCCAAACTAGATATGGATGCCATGAAATTTGGCAAGTATGATGTAAATCAAAAGATGTATAAAGGTTTTGGTAGTGTGTTTGGTGCTTCTACTGGAACTACAGGTTCTAGTGAAACAGTTAAAGATGCTCTTCTTAAAATGATGGGGCAGTATTACAATAAGTATGATTACAATAAAGGTTATTATAATGAAGAAGGCGAGTTTGTACCACAAGATGCAATTGATGCTGCAATGGCTAATTTTTATCCAACTGTCATGATGCAGGATGGTCCTCCTGGATCGGAACCATACGCAGCTTTTGGAGGAGCAAATTACATGGGTGATCAAGCAGCTGCTGATTTAGTGGCTTCAGGTCATCAATACATAGAAGACATTTTTCGTCAAAATCCAACAGCTGGATATGGTGGCGGGGGTGGAGGCTACGGTGGCGGAGGAGGCTATGGAGGTTACGGTTACGGTTCCGGCAGTGGCGGCGGTGGCGGTGACGGTGGAGGAGGCTATTATGACTCCCCAGCAGGAATGCCACGAGGAAACCCTAATGAATCATGGGGAGCAATGTCACCATTACAACAAGCAATGATTAATACAAATGCATCAAAAGGATTTAATCAAGGTTATAAACGTGGAGGAATAGTTAGTTTAGTATGTTAGGTGGATTACCAGTAGAAATGATTACAATGTTAGGCTCATCTTTATTAGGTGGTTTTATGTCTATATGGTCACAATCAATTAAAGCAAAACAAGACGAACAGAAAATGTTATTAGCGAGAGCTGATAATCAGATGAAACATATTGATAAGGCTCGTGCTTTTACTGATAAAGGATTTCAATTTACAAGAAGAATAATAGCACTATCTGCTGTTGGCGCTATCATTGTATGGCCTAAAATTGCACCAGTATTTTTTGATACTACCGTTGTACTAACGTGGACAGAATTTACTAGAGGATTTTTATTTTTAATTGAAAGCAAAGAAGTCGTAATGGATAAAACATTTAATGGTTTAATAATCACTCCACTTGATACTCATTTAATGAGTGCAATTGTAGGATTATATTTTGGTGGCAGTTTAGTTAAAAGATAAACGTTG